GATTGTGTGCGTGCCTGTTTAATATTGGCAACAAGACTTTCATAGTTTGACGGCAGAGTTTTTGCGTCATTCACGAAGTAGACACGGACTGTAGTAACTTCATCTACACAACCCGCTGAACCTAGTGTATCAATTAATGGTATCTGTTCAATCTGATCTGCATCCACATAGATGGTTTTCAGATTACTTAGATATAATGGCTGACCGTTATTGTCCCAAGGCAATTCTTCAGTTAGTCTATAACTACCTAACTGTAGAGACTTGATATAGGCAATAAAGTCAGATCTCATCTAATTCTCCGTAAATTGTATACACCAGGCATCTTATCGTTGCTGTCGATGCCTGCGGCACCATCAAAGTTGTACCAATCACCTCGAGTAACCAATTCACCAAACAGTGAATCATACTTTTGCTGATAAAATCCAATCTTTGCACGTTCGGCATTGTCCTCAGTGCTGAAGTCAGCAATCTTGGGCAATATCTTATCATACAATCCATAATACACACAAAGGTCTGTAAAATCATTGTATCGCGCTTGAATTCGATTGATATCCAATGGTGGGATATCGGCACGTGTTTTTAGAGAAAGATTAGTGGACTTGGTTATGTACAACTCGGCCCACCAATCAGTTGCTCTAAGCAATTCTAAAATGCGTTCAGTACTGCGGATCAACATAGTTTCTACTACGTCGTCAGTGAGGCCTTCGTTGGCTTCAAATAATCTCTGATCGGCATCAACAACATCTTGATACTCGGCAAAAGAAATTACTGTGCTACCATTTGTAATGAAGGCCATCTCTATCTCCTGTTAGATGATCGAACTATCGCTGATGATGGCCTGACCGTATGCATTATACAGTACGCCAACAGCATAGTGACAAGTACCAACAATGTCATCACCGATGTAACTAGCACGACGTTGTGTTTCGATATTGATATCACCGATCATTGCAAGACCCAATGCGTCACGATGGAAGATAGCGCCAGTGTAGTCACCAGCAGTACCTGTATCAGGAACGTTTGCATTTTCGTAAACTGGAACTCCAAACAGAGTACCAACGTAACCTTGCATCATTGCTTCGTTCTGCAACATACCAGCATTTGGGTTAGCAAATGTATTGGTCAAGTTGGCTTTAAGATCATAAGCAACGTAAGGGTGAACAACAACAGCCAATGCATCGCTTGGTACGCTAGCAGCACGTAACTTGGCAACACTTTGTGCAACAACGGCTGCTGACAATGCTGTACTAGCACCACCAACGTTACCAGTGAAACTTGAGAACAATGTAACTAAATCTGTGTCAATTTTCTTGGCAATTGCTTCGCCAAACAAACGACCCATATCTGCAACAACGTTGCTAGCAGCCGACACACGTGCCAAGTCTGTTAACAATGTACGGATACCAACTGTAGAAACAGTTAGTGTTGCACCGCTTGTGCTGACTGCTGTGTTGTCAATTTCATTACCTTCTGTAACTGCGGCAGCAGTTTGTGTTGGGTAAATTGGAACAGTAACAGTCTTACCTTGGGCAGGTGCCAAGGTATAATTCTTTACAAGACCACGCATAATACTGCGTTCTTGTGCTACAAACATTGCCTCTGCCACGATTTGTGGGAGCAAGTCATTTAGTGTTGAGGTTGTTGAACCAGCCATAATAAATCTCCTTTATATTGTTAGGCTAAACCAGAAGATTTACGATATTCAGCATAAATCTTACGGTGTTCTGGATTCTTCATATCTAATGAAGTAATGTCCAGTTTCTTTGTGTTAATTGCTGCGATATTGGTTTTAGTATTTGTAGTAGCGGGTGTGCTTTGTACAAAATGCGGATTCGAATCTAAGAATGTTCGCACTAGGTCTTCTACTTGCCAGGCTTCACCAGCGTCATTATAACGTACTGAACCTTTTTCATCTACCACTTCAACTTCGCCATCTTGATTAAGTCTAACACTATTGGCTAATAAACTTTTAACTTGCTCAGGTGCTACTGCTCTAAACTTTGCGGCGGCACTTACAAGAGGTGTATTAACTTTGTATTCCTTAATTATCGCATCTCTTTTGGATATTTCAGTATCCTTTTTAGCGGCCAATTCTTGTAGAGTTTTCTCAAATTCACCACGTTTCATTTGTTGTTCGATCTGACGCTTTTCAGCATCTTGTCGCAAAGCACGTAGTTCATCTGGGTCTCCCAAGTCCTCATACGGTTTCAATAGTTTCTTCTGCAATGAACTCTTTGTACGAGCCATCATATCATCTACTTCTTTTTGCGTATAAGTTTTTGTCGCCTGTGCCTGATTTTCAGTTTCTAAAGTTGCCGCATCAGTTGCGTTGTCTTGTACCAATGTATTGTCTGACATTGTGCATCGCCTCCTTTTAGAGTGTAGTAATATATTTAGTTGATATAATTGTTGGGTAGTTGTTACATTGACAGTAATCGATCTATCAGGTACCCCACACCGGCCAACAATGTAACAATAATAAATCCTGCCCATTTAAGATACAGTTTACTATTATTGTTTTGATCTTGTGTTATTGCTGTTTTAATTTCAATTAAATTAGTTTCTATGTTCAATAATCTATCATCGATATCATCAAACTTATTGGTAATTTGTTCATACCGTTGGGCACACAATCTTGTGTGTAATGCAAGATTGGTCTCCTCATCTTGTATAGTATCTATAAAGTCTCTGCTCATAGGTATGACTCTTTAATGTGTTGGTTAATTACGTCGTGCAGCCTCGGCAGCAGCAGCAACAATATCTTCTACTGTGATACCAGGTAGTTCAGCCATAATGTCCGCGTTGCTCATACCTGACATCAATAATTCTTGTATTCTAGCCATCAATTCAGGTGTTAACATTTCTGATGATTCTGACATTGATTCTTCATCACCTTCCCATTTAGCACACCAATAAAGTGGACGCACAGCGGCATCAAACTTCATACAGTATTGTTCACTTGATTTGTAGTATTCACAGTTGGCACAGTTTTGTCCCACTGGAACTTCGGGGTTGGTAGAGTCTTGATATGCTGGTGGAAGACTTTCAGGAACGGCAGCACCATCTGGATATGTGCGCCCAGGTATCGGCACTAGATCAATGTATGGTAACACTTCTTTCTCTTCGTCCATCCATTCTAATATGTGCTCATCAATCTTGCGCAAGACCACTGGGTCTGTGGCAGTTGATTTGGCCATTTGTAGTTGTCTAATTTCTGTTTCGGTATCGCGTATGTTGAATGATCCAGGATAGTCGATTTCGCCATCCCACTCATAGCCCATATACTCGGCCCATAACTTCCACATCTGTTCTTCGGCTAATTCCAAGTTGTCGGCTTTCTCGCTCAACTTGGCATTTAGTAATTGGAATTCTGTTTCAATAGCCACACCCGACATATCACGTGACTCAGTGGCACGAACAGCACCAGTGTTGGCCATCTTGTCGATACTGTCGATAGTGTGTTTGATTGCCTGATAGATACTGGCAACACTGGCTCCCGAATATTCTAACAAGTAAGGCCGCAATCCAGAGTCCAAGTTCTCGGGCATATGGATCATACTACCAGCACCAGAACCTGCAATGGTCTCTGGTGTCTTGACCAGGCTGGGGTGCGAGTCTAATCTAATGCTTTGTTCTACTTCACTGGTGTTGTTATAAATGAAACGTTGTGCATCAGCAATGTCACTGATGTCACTGATACCCAAGCCACGAACCATACTGCGATTACCATAGGCAATTACTGCTGGGATACGACCCAACTCATTGTCTTCAACAACTTCCATATTGATGAGCCGTTTGTTAATGTCAACTTCCCAAGTGGTAATTGTTTCGGGTGTCCATTCTTTAATTACTTGCACATCACCGGTGATTTCTTCAACATACTTTAGATAGTCCAATGCATAGTATCCATTGGGCTGACGATGCCAACTCCAATCCATAACTGTCAGGGGAGTAACTAGACTCACGTAAGGGCGCACACCTGCTGCCAATTCATCGGCACGTGTCACAGCACCAACACTAGGCTTGGCCAT